GGCCGCAGCCCAAGTAGGCACACCAGATGCCAGCTTCAGGACGTAGCCGTCAGTGGTTGCAGCCAGCTTGCTCAGGGTATTTGAGGCCGAAGCGTAGAGCAGGTCACCAGTGGTGTAGGTTGTCTGGCCCGTACCGCCGAGAACCGCAGTCACTGGGCTGGTCAGGCTGAATGTAGTCCCCGTCAGCGTCAGGCCAGTGCCCGCAGAGTACACAGGGGCCGATGAAATCTGAACAAAAGTGATGCTTGTCTGACCGAAGAAGATGGAGCCAGCTACGGAGACAACATAAGTCTCGCCTGCACCAGTAGCGCCTGCTTGGACAAAGAACGCATCGCCTTGACCCAAAGAACTGGCGCTGTAGGGTGAATAGGTGTCGGCATCCGTTGCGCGAGTCAGCACCCAGTTGGTCGATACAGTACCGACCGTGGTCACGGTGTACACGCCGTTTTGCGTGCCATCGGTCTGGTTGTAAATCAACACTCGCTTGCCAACGGTCATCAACACGCCGTCAATGGTCAAAGCTGCCTGTGTGCCTGCATTGGTCAACGTAGCGCCAACACCAGCATTGATGACGGAGGCAATTGACAGCCCAGTGCCATTGGTCAGACCCGTAATGGCTGCTCCGCCATAGGTCAGGGAAAGCTGTACTGTGCCTCCAACAATTGCCGAAACCCAGTATTGGGTGCCAGAGGTCAGGCCATTACTTGTTGCGGTAGTGACTTGAGATCCAACTGTCGGAACCCCACTGGCAAAAGTAACATATGTCCCACTGGCAATCGTGGTTATGGTTGTGCTTGTTCCGCCGCTGACATAAGTTGAAGTTAGGTTGCCAGCAGTGTTGGGAGACTCAACATAGACAGCCTCGTGGTAGTGAATTCCCGTAGCCGCTACGGTGTCAACGTACTGCTTGGTTGCCAACTGAAGATTCAGTGTTGGGTCTTGCGTGACCGCCACTGATGTCAGTCCACCCAATGTCAGCGCTGTAGCTCCAAGCGCAACACTGGTCGTGCCAAGCGTGACCGAGCTATTTGTAAGGCCAGCGTTAGGGATGGTCGCGGAGGCCGTCATGGCACCTGTGCCGTTGCCGTAGACGTAGCCCGATAGCGATGTAGCCCCAGTACCGCCGTTTGCCACGTTTAGGGTGCCAGCCAAGGTAACTATGCCTGTGCTGGCAGTGGCTGGGGTAAGGCCAGTCGATCCGCCGCTGAAGGATGCCACGCCAGAGACCGAAGCAGCCACAGCAGCCTGCACGAAGGCGGTGCTGGCAATCTGCGTGGTGTTGGTGCCAGCGCCCGCTGTAGGAGCCAAAGGCGTGCCAGTCAGGGTGGGGCTGGTTGCCAAAACCACGTTGCCAGAGCCTGTCGTGGAGCTTGCGGAGGCCGAGGTGACTCGACCATAGGTGTCAACAGTGACGTTGGCAATGCTGTAGCTTCCAGCGCTTACGCCAGAGGCCACCAAGGCAATCGTTGGGTTTCCGCCCACTCCTGTGCCATTTGCAACGCTGATCTGGCCCGATGTTCCAGTGATCGTGGAGCCAGTGATGGCCCCAGCAGTGGACAGGGTCACCAAGCCGTTGAAGCTGGCATTTGCCAAATTGAGCATCTGACCACTCAAAGCTATGGTCGGGTTACCAGAGATGCCATCCCCATTGGTGATTGCCACGCCACTGCCAGAGACGGCAATTGAGCGGTTGGTCAGGGTGGTGGAGTTGGTCTTAACCTGAAAGCCAGTGCCAGAATTTACCAACGACAGTAGAGCGCCCGTTGAACTGATGTTGAACAGACCTTGCGCTCCGCCATCAGTAATAGCCAGTCCATTGGTGGCTCCAACGTACCGACTGTTGGGCAATTGAGAGGTTTGCGAAACCGTCAGATAGGTATACGTCTGAACAGGTGAACCAGCGAGTGCCGCAGTGGTAGTCTGGACTGTCACCCCATTTTGGACAATTGGGACGATCTCAGTACCAGTAATAGCACCAGCGGCAGGCAGTTGGGTAATGGCGACTTGTGCGGACATTATGTACTCGTATTGTCTGGTGGATTGGGGGCTATGGTATCCAAGTTTCCATTGTTTTGAGGCGTTTGGGTATTGCCCTGCGTGGAAATTTGGTACTGGTTTGAGCCGTCGAGGTTTTGGCTTCCCGTCATCAGGTAGTTGTCTCCAGCATCCAATGGGAGGTCTGGACGAGGAAAGCGGATTGTGATGCGCTCTGTCTTGCGTGCTGGCAGGCGGTAGGGATCAAGCTGATCTGCACAGCCTTCGTTGCACACCCGCAGGCCGGGGAAGTTTGGATCGTTCCTCATTACCGCATGGGGGCGCTTCATCTTGCAGCGGTCGCAAACCGCAATTGCAATGTCTGAGTAGCCGAGGGTGTCCAAAAATACGGGCATGATTACCTCGTATAGACACTGATATTGGGTGCAATGTAGATTGGAGACTTGTCGCGCTCTTCTTCCTCAGCCTGCGCAAGGTACTTATTGGCCTGCGTTTCGAGGTAAGTGACACGAGTCATGTCCACTTGAGGCAACTCCAGCGACATTTGGTGGGCCAGCATACTCACAACCGCCAAATACCAGCGTTGGGGGATCTCCAACTCGCCGTACAAGTCGCCAACGTCCATGATCTGGCGTGAATACCAGACAGTCATCTGATAAAAAGCGTTTTGGGGCGTGGGCCAGAGGTAAATTTGCGAATTTGGGATGGTTCGGTTGAACCAATACTGAAACGGCTGGTTTGCAGTGAAGTTTTTGTTCGGCAGATTGGTGTAATCGTCCCGATTCAGGCGCGACATCGTGATTTCAGTCGAGTTGTTGCCCAAATACAGTTCACGCAGGCTCAAAGTGGTGCCTGCATACGCCCGAACACGGTAATACGCCACGTTTTGACCGTTGTCGATGTCCGTCCACAACCATTCGTTGTTCACCACAGCCACGGCACCGAGGTCAACCAGTGTGTTCCATGTGGAACCATCAATGGAATACTCGTAAATCAGCGACCAAGTGCCCGTAGCGGCAGGCAAGATGCCAATTGAGCCAATATACACAGGATTTGATGTCCCATAATTGACACTTATGTTCCCGTTTGCTGAGGTTTGGGTGCAAATTGTCTGGACATCGCCGTCATACAGGTTGGCTACGGTGCCTCCAGCAGAGGAGGTGTATGCCCCGCTAGGTCGGTTCATCCAGCGGTACAGGGCGTTCAGCACATCATTGCCGCCGTTGGGCAGGTCATAGATGTATCGGTCAGGGGTGAAGCCGTAAACCTTCTTGTCGATGGCCCAATACTGGATGCCAATGTTGATAAGGTTGGACAGCAGGAAGTACAGCGACTCACGGGCGGATAGAACTTGCTCGGAGGTAAGCTCTTCAGCCAGCTTGCCACACCGACGAGCGCCGTGGTCAATCAGAGACTGAACGGTGATGACGGTGTTGCCGTAGGTTCCTGAGTAAGCCATGCCTGTCCTTTACCAGCCGGGGCAGTCCCAGCGCTTTAACGATGCTTTTGCACGAGGCGCATCACCCTTGGAATGCTCCACTACTCCACTCATACGGGCGCAGAACGAGTCCTTGCGTGCTCCGCCTTGTGGCTGTGGTGCCTTCAGGTGTGATCCTGTCTCACGATTGTACTTTGCACGACCCTTTTCGGTAAGCCCTGCACCCTTGGAAACTGGCAATTTCTCGCCACGACCAACGGCAAGGCTTGGCCCGCCTTCTTTCATTTTGGCAGTCTTTGCAGACTCCCGAAAAGCCTCAGCGGTAGGAGCGCCCTTAGATCCGGGCTTGCGCATACGCTCTTTCGAGCCGTGAGCAATACGCTCTTGCTTGGCGTGTATGTTGGCATACAGCCCGCCTTCCTTCATCTTGTCGGCCTTGACAAACTCTTTGCCGACCTTCTGAGGAACACCAAAGCCGCCCTTGGTATGAGCAGCCGCTTGCATCAAACGATGTTGGGCTGGTGACTTGCTTGGCATAATCAGTCAGGATTCTTGATGAGAATACCGCCTGCATAGCAACTTGCAGTCAATGGGCCACCTGCACTTGCTTTGACGCAAAACTGCATATCGGTTTTTTCAGTGTGGGCGACTGGAATACTGAATGGAGTTTCTTGCTTCTGCACAAACACGGTTTGTTGAGT